ATGGACGCAAGCAAAAACATTAAACGCTACCTGCACAACGTAAGCAAAAAAACGGGGATGGGTAATATTGTAGTCTACTACAGTAAGGCTGGAAAAATTAAGCATTGGAACACTTCGGTTAAAATCTCTGCTGATAAGTGGGATGCTAAGAACCACCAGCCAAAGAAAAACGGACTATCAGCAACAGATTCTGCAACTGTAGATTCTCTCTATAACAATATCAGCAGTATTATCACCACCTACCAGTTTAAATACAATTCCTTACCACCAATAGAATTTATAGAAAATGAATTAGATAAACCTGAAACAGATGGTGAAGATATACACGCTTTAATTCAGGAATATCTAATTGTAAAGAAAAGAAAAACTGTAACAGGTAGTGAAAAGAATTTAAAATATTTAGGTGAACATCTAATTGAATTTGAGAAGCATAATAAAAAGAAGATAACGTTAAATTCCATTGATTATAATTTCATTGAGAAATTCACCGATTACTTTTTAAATAAGCGTAAGAAGAAATTAAATGCAAATTCTTTTAACGTTAGATTAGCAGCCTTTAAAGAATTTGTTTTGTGGCTTGATAAAAAAGATATTAAGCACAATATAAAAACAAATAGTTGGGAAAAAGTAAATGCTGCTGAAACAAATATGATTTGTCTTGAACGAGACGAGTTAGAAGCTATCATGAATTATCAGCCTGTTAATTCAAAAGAAGAATATGTTAAAAATATTGTAATTGTTTTAAGTAATACAGGTATACGTATTGGTGATTTAGCTTTATTAAATAAAAATACATGTGCAGGTGGCGTAATTAATATAGTGCCTACCAAAACTAAAAAGAAAAAAGTAAGGGCTATAATTCCGATTTCAAAAGCAGTTCAATCAGTTTTAGATAAGTATGATTACAAAATAGAATCAGTTAAATATGTTCATCTATTTACTGCTGATTTGCGGAATATGTGTAGCAAGATTGAAGAACTACAATACAATATAGATTATATTGATAGTGATGGTGAAAAGGTTAGTGTACCTAAATATTCAACATTGACTTCACATTGCATTGGAAGAAAGACGTTTTTGAATTTATGTATTCAGGCTGGTATACCACTACCAACTGTTTGCGGAATGTCTGGTCATGTGAAAATTGACACCATCATGCAGCATTATGCAAATAAATATCCTGTTAATACTGCTTTGATGTTGAGTAAAGCGTTTGAAATGTAAAGCAGATATAAACGATTTAAAGAAGGGAATTTATCATTAGATAGATTCCCTTTCTTTTTTATTATTGTTGCTTAGATAGGCTAAAAAGGCATAAAAAAAGCCTTATCATATGGTGGTGATAAGGCTTTTATATTAGTAAAGTATTTATAGTAATTATAAATCATCTATTCGTCTGCTTCTGATGTGTGATTGTACAGTTGCAACTACTGTTTTATAATAACTAACAGCTTCACAAAATACATTCTGAATTACACCATCTTTAACCCAAATATCAAAAGATAACCAGTCTGATTCGTTTTGGTTTAATCTTTGTTTTTCACCACGTTTTAATGGTCGTTGTTCAATTGGTAGTATATCATAATAAACTTTGTTATACCAATATTTAAAAAGGTATTTATTTTCTCTTTTGCTGTAACCGTCATATTCTAATTCTTCTAATTTGAATCGTACACCAGATACAATTACTTCATGTTCTGTTTTTGCACTACTGCTATTATTTATTATATCAACAACAATTCCTTCTGTTGGAAAAAACACTGCTGGTTTTAATTTCGGGTCACCTTTTTTTCTGGTAATCATATCAGATAGAGATTTGGTTAAAGTTTCTATTACAAATATCGTGTGTAAGGAATATCAATTCCAAAATCTTATAATTCTTTTAATAGATTATCAATCTTTGCTTTTCTATCCCTACCAGCCCATTTATAAAGTTCTTTAACCTGTTCGGTCTTATTCAAATAGATTGGTTTTAATAAATCTAAATTCTCTTTAGTTGTTGTAACCTGTGTGTAGTCTATATAGAATGTCATTCTTTGATAATCTAAAGTAAAATGGCTAATACGATTTAACCAGTCTTCATTTCTTTCACCTGTCCATGTATTGTAGCCAAATTTCTTTTCTAATTCAATAAAGATTTTAGCTATTCTATTTCTAAAACCTTTTTCAGTTGTCGCCTTATAAAATGTTGTAGCACCCATAGGAAGTAGTTATAATTTCTATTACAAATATCGTGTGTTAGCTACAACTTTTCCAAAATTTGTTAAAATTATTTTTAAAATTTATTTTCAAATTGTACTAAAATTACAGGTGTAGACAAATATCTTATAAATGTTTGTCTTTTCAGGGTCTAAAACCGCTTATACATTTGTACTTTTCCGCTATCTACCCTTCCCTGTTCCACGTGGAACGTGTTTATCTTTAATTTTATTGTGTTTTGGGTATTGACAATACAAAATGTTGCTGTACATTTGTGATACAAATGTTTAATAAATCAGTATGGCAAAGACTAAAGAAGAAGTGAAGAAAGAGTATCAGCAGCAATTGCTGAAAATGGATGAGTATATTAATAGTATGGTAGCTGCTAATATATCTACTGAATATATGGATGAAGAAACTAAAAGTGAATTGGGGTTAACTGATACAATTACAGTTGATGTACATATACGGTTTTCAAAACCAATATATGATGTTTGTATTCCAGTCTCAAAATTAGAATTCTTCTTAGAAGATAGGGATGGTAAATTAATTTATGGATATGTTATTAATCCAGAATCAGAAAATGGTGCTATCAATTTAGAATTCACATTTAAAATTCATGGTGGATATGATGTATATGCTGTAACAGATATGGAACGTGAAGATGTGGTATCACATTTCAGAAATATCAAAATTGATAATGTGATAGGACAATGACTACACAAGAAAAAGATACTATAAAGAATTACTTAGGTAAATTATTTAGTGGTACTGGTAGAATAAAAATAGATTGGCATGTTGATGAAGTTGGTTTAAAATGGGAAGATGATTTAACAGTAAAAGATTTAAAGTATATCAGAAAACAAGTAAAGGATAAGAATATAAAAAATGATGATGAAAGTTTAGGTAGTTTTCAAAAATTGTTCTTAGATATATCTGATATACTAACAGCAATTAGAAAAGATAAGATAGATAATCTATTAAATGAATAAAGGGTAGCCAATCAAATAGCTACCCTTTCTTTTTTGCCCTATTTAAGCCTATCTGTCACTACTTGCCAGCATTGCCAGTATCAGCACCTTCTTCTGTCTTATCTTCTCTCTAAGGGCTTGTAATTGCTTCTTCTTTGGTGATTCTCCACCTGCTGGTTCTTGTTCTTTAATCATAATATCAGATTAGTTTATAGTATATATTAATAATGAAATCTGGCTTTAGTACTACGTAAAGAACCTTTAGTACTATGGAAAGAACTTTCATAAAATCAGACAAACATATATAAGATATTTGTGAGGTACATTTATATGTTGTTACATCTATAGTTTGGGACTATAGATAGTTGTAAATTGCATCCATTAACAACTACTATATGATTATGAAAGACAAAACAGTAAAGATTAATGGTGTAGAATACAAAGATGGTGTTGCTACAAAGAAAGTATTTGAATTTAGTGCTGATGAAATCCGTAAAGACTGTGTTATTTCAATTCTGGATTCAGTCTACAGGCTTTTCCTATACCACACACCAGAAGAACAATTAGAACTGGCTAAATATTACGCTGGTGAATTAGGGTATAAGTTTGAGATAACACCAGAAGATGTTGCTGAATTTAATAAAGGTGAAATCCTTTGCACTGGTGATTATATAGATGAAGGTTGGTATTATAACCCCAAATTGAAAGCAAGAAAAACCAAATTAAAAAAATTAAATGGTTGATGAAGCAACATTAAAGAAGTTCCAGCTTCTGAACAGCATACAACACCACTTTATAGGCAAACATGTAGCGACCAATGCGCAGTACCTTGAACGTGTTGAGTGGGTAAGTAAAGAACCAGCTGGAATAACAGAAGATGATGTTGAATACTGGATTGATTACATACACCATAAGCAGCGTATAAGCTTTGATGAATGGAAGAAGCGTAATAGAAGTAGCCGAATCAGCAGAATAGATAAAGGGTTAGATAATTAACCCTTTTTTCTATGTTATAAGCCCGTATAACCATTGCAACAGATGCCATAGGGCAGATAGTGCCACTAATATTAATACTGTCTTAAAAGCTATCTTATGCAGCCAATGCCCATTATAGTCACCGTTATATGGATTATGCTTTCTTCTTCTTCTCATATAGAAAAAGGTAGGCTATTAACCTACCTTAATAATTTAGAATCCTAATACAATCTTTAATATATCCTGATGGTATGTTTTGACCTTACCAAAGGTGGTACTATTGGTATCATAGGTTTCATAGTTCATACCATTAGAAACCCTCACACATTGTTTGCCTATTTGGGCTAATATATGGTTAGGTTGTGATTTTCTTTTATGTAAAGAGATATAACCAGCAACAGTATAATAATTAATCTGGTGTGTTTGATTTGTAATACTGTTAGTTAGTAACTGTATATCCTGCTTTAACTCACTTTTAGTTTCAGCCAGTTCATTTTGTATCTGCTGGTGCTTTCTTTCCATATCCACTAACATTTGTGCATTAGCTAATAACTGTTCAGCAGGTGATAACGCTTTAGTGGCTTTCTTTTCCATCTCAATAAAGTATTGTCTAACCTGTTTACCTTTATCTGTTCTTGCAAGCATTGATAATTGTTTAGCAGTATCTAAGGTAACAGCATAATCAGTTGTAGGTTTACCAAAATTATTCACGACATCAGGTCGAATAGGGATATAATCTTTATGTTCATCAAACATAGAAAATAAGTTATTCTTTATCCACCTTGAATATTGTGATTCAGCCAATTCTAATACCTGATATAGTTCTTTCATAGATACTACAGGTTCACCATTACGTTCTGTTATTTTAATTAATTCGTTCATTGTTTTAATTTTATTTGTTAATGGTGATTGTATAGTCTCATATACCAATAGTTTTAAACCAGATAAAAAATATTTCAGAAATAACACTTTATTTTGGGTCGTAAATTAAATACAATAGCTTTATACGCTGGTGTTCAACTACTTACACATTTTTCTACCACTTTTCAGTAAACTAATAGTAAAATATAGCTGAAATTATGGCTTGATGTGGCTGTATTAGGTGCTGGTGAAATCTATAACTAAAAGCTTAGTTTGAAAGTGGGTATGTGTGGCTGTGGTTTGCTTGATAGTAATACTATCATTTATGCTTGTATTACGTGCTAAGGCACATTATAAGCAATACCAGCTGGTACACTATCATAATTATTTAGAATTAATTAGGCATAAAAAAACCCTATCAGAATAATTATTTGATAGGGTTTTAGATTATGTATAAGCTAATTAAGCTGCTACTACTTCTTCTTTCTTACGTCTTCCTCTTTTCTTACCAGTTGATTCACTACCTGCAGTAATAGTGGTTGATACTTCTGGTGCTTCACTAACCACTTTATTCATCTTATCAAAGAAATCAATTAGTGATTTAACTTCATCAATGTTATTTGCTTGTTTCACCACTCGCATTTGAAGCGAATCAATTTCTGATTGTAAATACTGCTTTAATGTTGCCATGATTGAAAGAATTAAAATGTTTAATACAATGGTAAATAAAATTATTTAAAAAAAGAAATACCAAAATAAAACTTTAATAAAACTTCTTCTATAAAGTTCATGGAAGAAGAAATATTTAAAGATATTGTTGGGTATGAGGGATTGTATCAAATATCAGATAAAGGAACAGTATTAAGTACTTTACCAAAAAGAAAACCAAAAGTTTTAGCTATATCTATAAAAGGAAATGGTTACATACAGTACGGTTTATTTAAAAATGGTATTAGAAGTTATAAAGGAGTGCATAGGTTGATAGCAGAAGCGTTCATACCTAATCCTGAAAATAAATCAATGGTAGACCATATAAATAACTTACCTGAAGATAACAGGATTGAAAATCTTAGATGGGTGACATTAAGAGAAAACCAGCAAAACCAGTTAAGGAATAAAAAAGGTAACACTTCATCAAAATATGTTGGTGTTCATTGGAATAAATCCGCAGGTAAATTTAGTGCTGGAATTAAAGTAAATGGAAAAAATAAACATTTAGGTAGCTTTGTTGATGAAGAAGAAGCTGCTGTTGCTTATGATGATGCATTAATTGATATAGGTTTAGAACCTGTAAACTTTAAAAAGGTAGCTTGATAGGCTACCTTTTTTATTCATCTTCTGATATTATTTTACTTATCTTAATTTTCCTTTGTAGTGTTTCTAATTCCTTTTGAATTTCTTCTACAGGTTTACCATCAGGTGTTAGTTTTGTTTTAGCTGGTTGGCTTAGTATCTCTATATATTCAGCTTTAAATTCATCGGGTATATCATGAAGAAAATAATTATAACCAGTAAACGCATCTTCATTAGCTGATACTTTTAACCGTTGCTTATTCCTCTTCTTCATCATTTGCCAATATATTTTTTATCTTTTCTGTTCTCTCTGCAGCTATTCTTTTAGCTTTTTCATCTGGTGTTTCTTCATCATCAAATGTACCCCATGATGCACTACCCATATTTATTATCTCTTGAAAATAAAAATCTGTTTTACCCGACCTTCTATCAGTAAAGATTACACCATATGGTGGTGATGATACTGGTGCTTGTACTTTCTTTGGCTGTTTCTTCTGTTGGCTATTCTTTAAATAGTCTTTTGCTAATAGTCCTTTTTTATAGTTATTCATTTAAAATATTTTTTATTTTATCCCTTCTTCTTTCTGCCAATATTTCATCAATAATATCAGCAGCTTCATATTTATCTATAAACAATCTTGTACCAGAAACACCAAATCTAAAATAATCTGATGGTAGCTGAAATAGTTTCTGTTTTACAACTTTCAAATCAGAATTAACATTACTGATGTAAATTCTAAATTCTCTTCTTCCTAATATCCTTAAATACTCTATTTCTATATTCATTTCATTTAATTAATATTTTTAATATAGTCCATTCCATATACCGTAAATGATAAGAGAAAAACATACTATTATAGTTAGTGATATAAATATAATACCAATCCATTTGTATATACTTAGCAGTACCTTATTTTCTGTTACCATGTTCTTATATTCTTTTTTATTAGGTATTCTTTTACTTCATTTATATATCTTTCTTTGTATGGTATAATACCTTCAGGGTGACCTGTTAGTATTAATTCATCTTCTGTTGCCATGATTTTCTTGTATAGGTTCCTTAAATCATCATCCAGATACTTTTGTATAACCTTTAATTCTTCAAATCTTCTATCTAAATCATTCATTCTAAAAGTGAATTAATTTTTCTTCTTCTTTCAACCTGCAGAAATAAAGCATCAGATAATTCTTTGATTTTTGTTTTCTTATCATCTAATTCTTTTTGAATCTTCTTTTTCTTTTTCATATACATCATTTTGTTTTATAATAGTATATATCTATTTCAGAAAATGAAAAATGTGATTTCATAAAACTTTTTGGTTTTATTTTATACTATATCTATGGAAGAATTCAAAGATATAAACGGGTATGATGGCTACCAGATTGGTAATCTTGGTAGTATCAGAAAGAAAATGAAAATGGGTTATAAAGAGATAACCAGCCACAACAGAAAAGGGTATTGGTGTTGCTATGTTAGAATTAATGGTAAACCAATGGTATTAAATACAACACGTTTGGTTGCAGAAGCATTTGTTGATAAACCAGAAGGTTGTAATTATATACACTACATAGATGGTGATAAATCAAACTATGCTGCTGATAATCTTAAATGGGTTACCATGAAAGATATAGTGAAGGGTAAAAAGGATAAGTGTAAAAAGCCTGTAGATATGAAAGGTGTACAGTATCTACCCTATTTTAAAAAGTTTGAAGCTGTAATTAAAATAGCAGGATATAGAAGAAGTATAGGTTGGTTTAATACACCAGAAGAAGCATTTATTGCTTATCAGAAGAAGATAAAAGAATTGGTTTTGATTTAACTGGTAGTTTAACTTATTTGTTTAGAATCATTTAGATACATTAATTATATAGTTGGGTTTCCTTTAAGGGAAAACCCAACAACAAACATATAAATAAGTATAATTTAAAATGATTGAATATCAGAATCTTTATTTCTAATTCTCTTTATTATAAATTTCTTCAAATCATTTATTATAGAATAAAGAGATTAAAGAGTAAAGAGAAGTAACTATTTCTTCCCGACATTTTGCGTTTTATTTTTAAAATATTTTACTGAAACACACAACTTTTTGATTTTCCATTTCTATAAGCTGATATATAATAAAAACAGATATAGAAAATGGGACGCAAAAAGAAAATCATTAAACCACTAACATATGGTTACCTACCAATTAATTTAAAATCAGATAGCTTTAAAAACTTGGTAGATGGTACAGGATACAAAGAAAGAATACTGCTATTCTATAAAGCAGTGTTTAGTATGTATAATGCAGATGTATCAGAAGAAAAAGATTATACTGCATACATTAAAATACATTCAACACTGGTTGAAAAGCTATTATCTGAAAGGGATGCACCAACCATAGTAAAGTTTATGGTTGATAGGGATTTGATAGATATGGTTGAATGCTATTATGATGCTGATAATCCAGCTAACAGTACAACAAGAAAATTTAGAATACCACAACAGTATTTACAGTTTGATTTATTTGGTAAGAATAAGTACTACAGGAAAGTAGCTTTACACAACAAAAAAGCTTTTAACTGTGAATTGGCATATAAAAGGGAAAAGCTAAAATTCATGAATAAATCAAATGATAGTATAGTTACTAAGCTATTAGAGGTACACAAAGATTTGTATTTAGATTTGGCTTCACCAGCAGCAAAAAAGCTGGTGAAGGATAACCAATTATTTATTCAGAATGAATATCAGGTATCGTACTACAGGTATTTGAAAATGGTAAATGATAGGGACTTATACTGGTACAAAAGAGATAAATTTTCTGGTAGGCTGCATAATGCATGGGTAACACTTAAAAAGGTTAGTCATACATTATTAAGGTTTAAAGGGTTTGATGATGAATATTTAGGTGAAGTAGATATTGTAAATAGCCAACCATATTTTTCTTCTATCATCAGTGAAGAAGTAATTGGTAGAATGATACCAGAAGAATCAGCATTAGTTACTGGTATTGATTTTAATACTACTGATTGGAAAGAATACAAAGCATTGTGTTTAAATGGTACTATCTATGAAACATGGGTTGCAGCACTACAAAAATTCTTTGGCATAGACTGGATGCAGGTAATAGAAGCTAATGAAGAAATAAATAAAAAGTTAAAAAATGAAGTTGATTACAGAACTATTACACCACGTAATTTAGCTAAGAAGTTATTTTATCTTCCTTTGTTTGGGTCACAGAATTGTGTAGTATCTGAATGCTTTGATAATCGTTTTCCTGATGTATCAGAAGCCTTTAAAACAATCAAAGGTAGATACTGTAAAGCAAACCCTTCAGATAAAAATAAAGCTGGTGTAGGGTCTTATACTAACGTTTCTTGGTTGATGCAGAAGTTAGAAAGTACAGTAATGATTAATAGGTGTGTAAGTATATTATTAGATTCTGGATTAAAGATAATACCACGTCATGATTCTATAATGTGTCCTACCTCACAATTACCTGTAGTTGAACAAGAAATGAAAGAAGCTTTTGATTATTACAAATTACCATTACCAAAATTTAATACAACAATAAAAATATGATTGATAAACCTTTTCATGAACAAGAAGAATATTTTAAGAGAATTTATAGTAAAGAAACAGATGTGAATTATATAAAATTATGCATAAAAATATCAAAAGATGTTTTTAAAAGAACTAATAAAAAAATAGAGGAACGTAAAATAGAAATTTTAGAAGATAGATTATTTGAATTAAAAAGTGATGAAAGAAAAAATAAAATAAAAAATCTTCTAACAGAATAAAACTTTTTCTTTTTTCTGACTATAATAAATATAGATTCGGTTTACCTGCCAAATCTTTTAATTGAGTTTCATTTTCCTATAATAAAAGCCAGTTAAATTTAACTGGCTTTTTTCTTTTACTTCTGTATTGCTGAATTTGCCCTATCTGCTTTATCTTTTAATTGAATCTTAATATCATTGAAGTTATTTAAATTTTCAATTCTGATATTATTTAATAGGGTTAGTATTTGTTGATTTTCTTTTTCTAATTCTTTTACTTCAATCTCTACTTTCTCAACTCTAACTGTATTTGTATTCACTTTGATATGTAAATGAATTAAACCACCCATTAAGACAATTACTAAACCTGCTGCAGTCATCAACATTTTAATGTTTTCTGTTAAATTACTCACTTTGTTCTTCTTCTTTATTGGCTGCATTAGCAGTATCTTTTTTAAAGCTTTTAGCAGCCTTTATTGCTTGAATTATATGGTGTGGATATATAATATTCATTAACACCATAAATGTAACAGCAGCAGTTAAAATTGTAAAATACTTGTATGCATCATCAGCACCTGTTAATACAAATACTGCTGATATGTAGATATATAATATTGCAATTACAAAAGCTAATATTCTCCTAACAGAAGCTTTATTATCATCACCACTAAATGCTGGTGTGAACCATTGTATTAGCTTCTTCATATGCCTAATTTATATTTTGTAAAATTTGGGTTATTAACTTGTTCTGCAGGAAGAACTTTAAACCACGTTGGGTAAAACTCTCTATAAACGTTGGCTATGATTTCAAAACAGTATACACGTTTGATAGCATCTAATTCTGATTTACCAGTATAATTTTCTTCACCTAACCATTTTGTAATTAACATCAACGGCAAATGAATTAGTAAAGCAGCAACATCATATTTTTTACCTATTTGCCTTTTGATTCTACCAGCCAATACTTTAAAAGTAACGTTTACTTTGCTTCTTCTCTGTACAAGTATTTCACGTTTCCCTTTTTTAATCCATTCACTGAAAGGTGTTTTTGTGACCTTTGGGTAAACAGCTTCAACCACATATGTAACACCATCTTCTTTTAAGATAATCGCACTGTGGTTAAAATAACACCTGCTGAACAATCTGATAGCAGCACTAATATATGTTACTGCATCCTTTGGGTTAAAGTAGTTGTGTACTAAAAGCACATCACCTGTACGTAATTGTGTTTCATGAATAGTTTGCATTAAATGAATGAACCTTTTTTAATCATGTTAGATAACATGTAACATATTTGTTCTTTAGTATAGCCATTAACAGTAACTGGTGATACCTTCAAACCAGTGCTTTCAAATGAAGTACCTGCAATAGCGTTGATATAGTCTAACACACCTTCCCTATCTTGTATACCGTCATGGTTTACGGTCTCTGTTCCTTGCACCAAACGTTCAGTAAATGATTCTATCAGATTGTACTTTGTTATATCCTGAATGATAACAGGCAAATCAGAAGGGTTTACACACTTCTTCAGTAGATACTGGCACTTAGCTATTCTAAGTTTGTTAGCTGCTGTTGAATGCTTTTGAAATAAGGCTTCAGATGCTTGTAACTCGTATTCTGATAGCACTCTGATAATATCACTGGTGGTTGTACACTTCCATTTTGCCACAATTTTCTGTTCTTCTAACGGTAGGGCTACAAATCCACCAGCAGCAACCATTAATTCTTTCATGTAACTACGGGCAATAGCATAATCATCAAAGTATTTACGCCATTCAGCATTTATCTTACTGATAGTAAAGAAAGGTTCATCATTATACCAGCTATGGGTACGGTGTTGGTATTCAGCAACTGATAGGAGTTCAACAGATGGTTCATGTTCCAGAATCATTAATTGTTCAACCGTAGTATTACCATTAGGTGCATTAGTATAGGCTATATGATATAAACCATCTGGTGCTGTTACTGCAACCATTTCACGCCATGTAGATACACCATATCCTAATTCTAATGGTATTAGCTTATCAGCATTATCTTCTTTAATCAAGATATATGCAACAAGATATTTAAACTGAATACCCTGATGATACATTTTAATTATTTCAGAAATAGGTAATTCATCATCTTGAATCCAAAATGATAAATTACCTTCTTTTAAGTGTGAATTAGAATCTGAAATTACAGAGTATCTATTTATTAATTCTACGTGTTCATTTGCAACACCATCAAATTTTATTAGCATTTAATTACATTCCATTTACTAATATAAATTGGAATTGGTAATGTTGTTTGCTGCTAATATTTGCCTACCTACTGTTGCTACTTCTGTTAGATTAACAGCACCATCAAAAGTTAATGGTTTACAAGGTGTACCATCTGCTTTAACACCCCAAACTTTGCTGTAATGAAAGTGTTTCTGTGTTCCCCATGATGCAAAAGGTAAAGCACTACCTTCTGATGTATTACCGAATGTACCAGTAACACCAGATACTAATTCAGTTGGAATACTACTATCTAATGCATAATTGAATTGCCTAATTAAACTACCTGTTTCTTTATAACCTTTAACATACGCTATTTTACCAACAAAGCCAGCGTGTTGTGCATGAGTTTGATTACTACCAATAATTGTATTACCATGTGTACCAATATCTTTTGTACCTACTATATTACATTTTCCAATTTCAATACCATCAACATAAACCGTATTATCAACTATCTTGATTGATACCCATTGATTTAAAGGCATAATATAAGAATAAGTAATTGTTGTAGATTCAATATCACTACCAAATCTTTTTAATACTAATTGTCTGTTAGATGCAAGTATTGCAAATATAAATGGAGTGTTACCAGTACTGGTTGTTGTATCTAAATAAAGAAAGTTATTATAAGTTTTAGCTGTATTAGTTCCTTCAATCCTTACTAATGTTTCAAAATTGAATTTAGATATTAATGTATGTGATGCATACCAGAAAGGAACATTTGTAAAACTTATAAACTGGTGACCAGTAAAGGTTGCACATTTACTTTCAACTTTTCCAACGCTAATTATATTACTATTATCTTTATTATAGTGACCTTCTAACACACCCGCTACTGAATTAACAGCAGAAGCATTTGGTAATAATGGTGTATTATTTGGGTTTAAATCTATCTTAGCAAGTGATGAAAGCTTGTTAGTATAACGAGTTCCTAAATGTGTAATTCCATTAAATAAAACCAACTTATTAAAATATTTAGCTGGTACAAATACATCATGTGAACCAAATTTATTATTATCTTCTGTTATATAAGATTGGCTACGTGTAGAGTTAAAACCACCATTAATTAAAAACTTATTATAAGCATTAGCAATATTAACTACTGTTTTTACTCTATTTTCAAACCATGCACCACCATTTACTGAAATTTTAATTGTTTTAGATGCGCCTGAATAAACAATTTCATAATCAATAATGTCACCAACTTTTGGTACTATACCTGTTAAAGAAGTATCAGAACCAGCACCATTTGTATAGATTTGATAATCTTTACCTGTATGGTCGTATGCAAAATCTACACTATCTGTATTACTTATATGTCTATTAGTAATAAATCTTGCTGTTGTAGAAACATTATTAACATATATCTTACCTTTTAAGCTGAAATTTTTATAACCATCAGCATCAGTTGTAAATGGTATGGTAACTTCTTTAAAATCACCAATTAAAGATAGATAACCGTTAATTTCATTGTAATGAAAATCATTTTGAATATTCCACCATGTATTTTCAGCAGCACCATTTGGAACAACAACACCATGTTTACCACCAACTAATTCTGTTATAAACCTACCCTTACCCTCACTACATGGTACACTAAAAACAGGTTTTATACTGTTCTTATTAGCTAATATATAAGTTAAATTATCTTGTGAATATGGTGTTACCTGAAAATTGTATAAAGCACCATTATATGATGTCTGGTTAAATCTGGTTTGTGTACCAAATACTATATTATCAACATTTATATTTGTACCCTGATGTGTTGCTGTTTCTACACCATTAACAAATATTTTAGATACCCCTTTTAACGTATCATCAGGACTTCTATAATATACTAATGTCATGTGTAACAATTCTTTATTTGCAAATGGGTGTCTTGAATAAAATGTTGCATCTGTACTTCCTTTGAATCCAATACCACCAGAACTAAGTGATAACCAATATCCTGCGGTTGGTGTTGTTTGTTTTGGTTGGTCACCCTGAATACTAAATACCGTTCTTGTCCAGCTTTCAACCCTCCACCAAAAAGAAATAATTATTTCTTTTAAATTTAATGCAGGTACATCACCAAAATCAACTGATGCACCAGTATTAAAATCTAACATTGCACTTTGTTTTAATTGTGCATTTAGTTTAGCTTGACCTTTATAAAGTAGTGGTTTACCTAATACATCATGTGTTTCATTTTTTGCAGGTATTGTAACACCAACTGATTCTATTATAATATCTTCAATGGTTATTATACCTAAATTAGTATCACCGTTTATTGTCCACGGAATAGAACTATTATCCTGTAAAGCGGTAAACCAAACTTCAGCCTTACTTCTTGCAACACCACCAACATTTGCAATTATTACAGTATCACCATCTACAACACTCATATTTACACCACCAACAACAGCTTTATAATAGTTATTAAAGGTTTTATGTCTATGAAAAATACGTGCTGGTGATGTAACAAAATAGGTTAATTTATAACTATGTCCAGCTTTGAAAACTTTATTAGTATTAATATGAAATCCTAAATTACTGTTAGTTGTAATCCTTTCTGCTGTAAAATAATCACCATATTTAGTTATCGTTATATCTGTTGGATGTGATGTTGAAGGTGTTGTATAATCTGGTAATTGCCCTGCTTTTATACTATCGTTATAGCCTTCTGAATCTGCATAACTAAATGGAACATCACCACCTTTGTAGTGGAAAGATGCTTCAGTACCAGCACCTAAATTAATTGTTCCATTTTTATTTAATGAACAATCAAAAGCAACGAGACCTGCACCTTCTTCACATTTAAAATGATTTTCTAATGTTCTACTAACAACACCAAAATTTTTAACAGTATCTTTTTCTATTGTAGTTAAAGAACTATTCCATATTCTAAAATCATATAATTGTCCAACATAAAAATCAACACCTACTGTTTCCCAACTTCCGATAAATGAAATAGCATTACCAGTTGGAACATCAGCACCGTATTCACTCCATAATATTGTTCTATCTATTTCAGTATTACCATCAACTTCAACTTTGATAATAATATTAACATTCGCATTTCTGGTAATCTCACCATAAAGGAAATGCCATTTACCATCATTATAATTGGTTGTTCCTGTTGCTTGTATACTTTTACTAACTGCATTTATTTTACCTGAAACAATTCTAAACTCTCTAACAGCAGATGCAGACGCACCACTAAAAAAATGACCTGTTGAAGTTTGTATTGTTTTAAACCAAAAAGAAAATGTTTTTGTGGTTGTTAAGGATGCACCAGCAAAATCACGTATCAATTCTTTACCCGAAAAATTATAAGCCCTACCACCTACTACGTTTCTTTCCTGCCCTACCTCACTTTTAATATTACCAGTTTCAGATACTGGTTCTGTAAATTTCGTTAATAAATGCTGAACAGGTTTTAAATTATTATCCTTCACTTCATAATTTTATTTTTTTAAATGCTGTAATGTTCTTCTATATAGTAACCAGATTCTGTAAATCTTATTCTTAAAACGTCCTTACTATTAGGCAATATATTAAATGTATTAGACGTATTATTTAGGTTTGAAAATCTTACTGTTTTGTAACCTGTTGCGTTTTGGATTAACACCAATTTATAAATCTTATCAGCACTACCACCAGTTAATGTAATTGTTGAATTAGTATTAACTGTTAGCCTTATTTCATCTGAATCTAATGCACATGAATAAGCTAATAAAGTATCTTCATTAGCATCTGTATCATTGATATTTGCAGAACGTGTTGTTGCTGCTGCTGTTAGCTGGTTTACAGTTGCTATATTAACACCATTTATTTGTGGTGTAGCTGTAAAATTAGCTACCACATTTTTAAATACTACATTGGTATCATTGGCAGCAAGTGCAATAGGATTTGTTGCAACTGCTGGTGCTACAGATAGCTTTACTATACCTTTAACATTTGTTGAAGCATCATTTACAACAACATTTGCACCTGCAATAGCAGCATCAACATAACCTTTATCAACTATGGAACGTGTTGAATATCTTGTACTGTAATCACTTGCATACGCCAAAGTACCAGCACTAAGAGTCACTAAACCACCTGTTGAATCAATGGCTAATTTCTGTGTATGTCTTCCAATCGTAATTAAATTTGCACTAATGTTGATATTGCCAGTGTTGGTTGAAATCTGAACATTACCAGAAGGGTAAAGCATAACGTTACCATCAGGACTAATATCAGCATCACCTGTGTTCATAACTTCAAAAGCACCGTTACCATAATACCATAAACCTGAAGTTGAAATTTCTAATGCACCAGCACCAGTTAATTCTGTCCATTCAGCAATTTCACCACCTAATGTAAAATCATTACCAATTTTTGTTAAACCGTTAGAAGCTGTAAAAATTGGTGCTGGTATGGCTGAAATCAGTTCATTAACTTTTGTAGAACTGTAAACTGTGGTCACACTGGCTGCAGTATCATCAATGGTTGCACCAGCATTAGCCATAGCAGTAGATATTAGAGTATCTACCTTTGTAGAAGAATAAGCAGTTGTAGTTGAAGCCGTAGTATCATTAATCTTACTTTCAATCTTTGAATCAACTTCTGTTAACAACGCATTAATCTTTGAAGAAGAAAAAACAGTTGATGTTGATGCAGTGGTATCATTAATTTGTAAAGCAGCCTGTTCAACTGCTGAAAGTAAACCAGCTATTTTATTAGATGAATATGTTGTTGTACCTGATGCAACACTATCATTAATTTTAACAGTAGAATCAATAAGGTTCTGAACCTTTGAAGAAGAAAATACTGATGTTAATGCAACTGCTGTATCATCAACTTTTGCACCTGCATTAGTAGTCATAGTATTTAATACTTCTCTTAATCTTGATGGTGTGATTTCACCTTGAGTATTATCATGTATTTGTGTTGCTATTAGTTGTAAAATTGCATCAACATTCATTTTAGGTTAATATATTTTTTAATTGAATCCAACGCTAAACCCGTTAGAAAATGCACCAATTTTTGTCACACCCCTTATCATTTCACCAGCAGTTGTAATATCTTCTGGTATAAGTAATTCACCTGAAAATTTAATTACTGAACCTACTGTTAATATTGAATCAAACGTTAGATTATTTTCAACAAGTATTGATATTGCATCTTCAACGTTTTCTGATATTTGCAATGCTATATCAAATATGGTTTGTTCAGCTTTAACGAAATAAAAACTTTTGATTTCTGGTTTGGGCATTATATAATTATCACCAGCACCAGTATTTACATAAGTTAATGTAGTTTCAGGTTTATCTATCAAAGTTGAACCAGTGGTAAATTCAATATCAGCTAAGTAATCAACCATATAGTTATCTTGATATTCACAATTAAGTGTAGCAGGTAAATCAGCATCAATATCTAAACCATTGACAAAAGCAATATTAATAGCTTCTGATACATCACCAGTAACTTTTAAAGCTATATCAAATATTGTTTCTGAATCTTTGCGTTTATATATCTCTACTTGCATCTATATACACTTGCATTTTTTCCATATCACCAACCACTATTTCATTAATAGTAAAATTATCAGATTCTAACTGTAGTTGGATATTCATTTTTATTTCATCCTGCATACCTGAACTTTTATAGTATTGCATGATACCTACACCAACATGTGGAAATTCTTTATAAAACCCTTTATTAGCGTTTAATATATCCACTATGTGTTGTTCTTCTGATTCACCAATAACAAAGTCACCGTTGACAATTAATAAATCACCATCTTCATCTAACATAAAATCTTGGGCTTTCATACTTATATAAATAATATTTTAGGTTTAGTTTACTATGATACTGTACCTGTAAATGTGCCAACAGCACCACCAGCCGTACAAGCTGAAGTAGTTGTACCACTTACTGTAATAGTCAATATATAGTTGTGTATAACAGCAGCAAGTGCATCAGCATAAGCATTATCATCTTGTTCTGTTTGCTTTCTTAAATCCTGTATCATCTTTAAAAGATTTACTTTTAACACTTCCTTATTTAGTGCCATACTATTCTTTAAATAATTTTTTCAATCTGGTTTTGATTTGTGTAAATGCAGTAACGTTAATTGGTACACCAGTAACACCAGCACCATTACTAACTGTTAACTGTTCTATTGCACCAATCAAATCAGATAGTAGTGTATTTAATGATTCATTTTCATTTTGAATAGTATATAAATCCACTTCTGAAAACATTGATACATATGCTTCTGATTTGTTTAGATAGGAAACAATTACTTTTGAACCAACCTTTGGTATTATTCTAAATCCTTTTTCTTTATCTGCAGATAAACGAACTCCCCAAAGTTCTAACCCTTCTTTATCTAACATAACATCACAAGTATCACCATCTACACTAATAACAGTTGCAAGTGAATCATAATAGCGTTCATTAGTTTTTGCTATTTCCTGTATTGCAGTTCTTAAATTCATTCATGTTAACTTAATTTTTTACCCAAGCTGATACGCTGTCTGTAACCACCAGAACCGAATGTTGTAACTACTTTTTTTACTATGTATTTACCATCCCTTTCAGGATACTTTAAATCAACTAATTTAGCTACATCACCATGACGTACCAACGGATTACCAAAGGTTAAAAAATCACCTTCAAAACCATTATATTTCTGACGTTCTAATTGTTCATCAGCAAACTTTTTTAAGTCACTTGATGATAAGTTAAATGCAAATACATCTACTTTATCACCTTCTGAATCACCAGTTGTATATTCAATTTTTTTATTATTGCTATCTATACTTGATGCATGAACTTTAATCTTTCTATCAGCTTCTGATTTATATTCTAAATCATCTTCAATAATCTGTTTTTGAAAAACAAATTCTTTTTCTTTTCTATATGATTCAGTATTATTTGAATTGAATGATAAACCAACAAATAATTCATTATCTCTAATAAAAGAACTGATACCATATGTTTTCTTTAGTTCTTCAAAAACTGCTGTACCAGTAGAACTATCAATCATGAATTTACCTAATGATGCATCCATAGTAACGTTTACTTTTAATGGTTCACTAATCTTTGACATTAGATAATTCACAAGTTCTTTCAGGGTAACACTTTTGAAACTCTTATGATATGATACATTTTTAAAAAGATACATTGCATCCTGACAATGAATTTGTAAAGGTGTTTGTGTTCCTATCATAGTTACATAACCTTGAAAAACTGTTTGATTATTGAAATCATATCCCAACATTACCTTTACTTTATCCCCTATCTTAAATACACTATTTACACCTTCAGCTATTGGTTTACCTTGAAATTGAATCTTTGTAGGTAATGTAATAGTACATGTATCAGTAAAAGATTCATATGTTGATTCTGCTTCAAATTCTGTTACAAAATTAAATTCATGGTCACCTATTTTTATATTATTTGTTAATCGCTTCATTCATAAATTATAATTTTAATTCAATTGGTTCATCTGATACCGCATCAAATGCAAATAATTGTGTATTAGTAAAACCTTCACGTGGTGGATAACTACCGTGCCTAATCACCATTTTGTAAATGTTAAAAAGTGAAAGTAATTCTGATTCTACGGAAACAACAGGTGGTGAATTAAGTATATATTGTAACTTCTGAACATCTGAAAATGGGTAACCTTTACCAGCTTTATTTACAATAGCACCAGTAAATGTTAATTGATAATCTCCACTACTGATAAATTCTTTTACTGTTCCATCCATACCATTTACAGCAGTTTCAACAATGTTCTTTGAACGTTTAATATCTACTAATACAGTATCTAAAATAATTTCAGAACTTGGTATTGGTATTTTTTCATACTTACCTGTATTTATATTTACTTTTTCTTTATACCATTTAGGAAGGGTAATTTTAACAGTTGTTTTGATTTGTCTACCTAAAAAAGCAGCTGGATTATCACCAAATGCTTTTTCAAATATCAATGGTTTAACAAATGAATCTGCTAAACCTAATACAGCAAATTCAGCACTTTTAGCTGTTAATATTTGTGGTTTGAATATAAAATCTTGATTCATCTTAATTACTTAAATTTGTTGTAACATCTGATACACCAGATAAGACTGCATTTAGCACTTGTCTTTTAACATCATCTGTTGCTTCTTTTACATTTGTAAAGTGATTAGTGTAGTTTTCAATTAGCTTATCTATATTGAAATTATATGTGTTTGATTTACTACCCGTTACTGAACCAATAGCATCAGATAATTTAGCATCAGTTGCTTTATTACCAGCTGGTGTTGTTGGTGTACCAGTGTTGCCAGTTGTACCACCATTGGCTGCATCAGCTATTGCAGAATTTGATTTATCAAAGAAGTTCAAACCACCAAAAGGTTCTTCCATACCCTTAGCAATATCTTCTGCTAATTGTCTACCTACATCAATAGGTGATTCAAACACTTCACCAGCAAGTTTATCAACGCTTAAACTTAGCTTATCCCAATCACCATTAAATACACTTGTGATAATATCAGCAACAGCACCAAATGTTGATGTTGCCTTATCTACTACCTTATTAAACACACTGGTTATACTTACATAGAGGAACTGAACACCCTTTTGTACCCATTCTGTACGCTGATACCAATCAGCAAAAGCTTTAACTACTTCTGCTACCTTCACATAAACAAAACCAATAGCTTCTGCTAATACTTTAATCAGTGGTGATATAAACGCTATTGCTGTACCTATACCATTAAAGACTGTTTCTAAGAATGAACCACTATCTGATGTTATACCAAACACTTCTAACACTTCATCAAAAGAATCAAACAACGGACTGAAAGCATCAACTAACGGTGCGAACATAGAACCAATAGCAGCTTTGTTATTTGATATGAAGTTTACAAGGGTAACACCAGCATCTACAAACTTTCCAAAGAAAGGTAAAACAGCTTCACCAAGTGATGCACCTAAACCTTCTGCTACCCCTAACATAGTGGACATTCTACCACTGAATGTTTTAGATTGCTTATCCATCATATCACCCCACTTACCACCAGCACCACCAAGTTCTTCAAAAGCTGTTTCCAGCATAGCAAAACTAATTTTGCCTTCACTACCCATCTTTTTAACCTCGGCTGTTGATACACCCAACTGTTTAGCAAAACTTTCCATCACTGGTATACCTGATTCCACCAGCTGGTTCAAGTCTTCCGCTTGTATTACACCCGAAAGCTTGTTTTTCCCATAGATAGAAGCGAGTTCATTAAAATTCTTCCCTGTGGCACTACTGATATTACCAAGGGTGTTTAGCTTATTGGTAATATCATCAGCTTCTACACCAAAGGCTAATAGCTGTTGACCAGCTTGTATTACTTCTGCATCCTTGAAGGGTGTGACCTGTGAAAACTTCTGCAGGTCGGCTATTAAAGCGTTTCCCTTTTCAGCACTGTTTAGGAAAGTTTCAAAGCGTACACGGGTTTGTTCCATGTTAGCGCCCATGTTTATTATAGCAGCACCAGCAGCACCAGCAGCTATTACAGCACCAGCAGCTAAACCAGCAAAACCACCAAACATTGCACCTAAACCACCACCAGAACCACCAGCTTTTGAACTTCTTTGTTCAAGTTTATTTACTCTCTTTTCTAATTCATCTACACCTTTACTTGCTTTCTGTAATGGTGTGGTAAATCTATCTTTTAATTGTATTACATAATCAACAAAATTAGCCACTTAAAACAGGTTCATTTTCCTATATAAAGAGTTACCTAATTCTGTGTTTATAAAAAGAAAAAAGGTAGTTGTTAAACTACCTTATTCAAATTTCATTATACCCTGTTCAACCAACACCCATTTTAAACCATGCCATATTTCAACATAATTATCTTCTTCCAATTCATCAGGATTTAAATGCAAATGAAACCTTATCAATGCATCAATCTTTCTAAAATGGTCTAACCCTTTTTCGGTGCTTATTTCGTTATCAATTAATTTTTTTTTATAGTTACATCACTGAATTCAACATTCAATGCTGCTAACCAAGCTGCAGAAGCAAATACTTCTGAATCAGAAATTAAATCATCACCTGATACAAAAGATTTCAATAAAATAATTTCACCAATAGCAAAATTATTTCTTAATCCTTTTCTTGCTGCTTTGAATAATTCTTTTTTCAAATCAACAGAAGCTTTTGAATATTCTGCTATCAATTTAGTACCATCTTCTTTTGTAACTTCAACAATAAAACCACCATCTTTTTTAGGTGAATATTTAGCTGAATTGAAAGCAACCATTTCACCAAGTTTAGTACATACACTAAATAAAGCATCAGAATCAGAAAATAAATCATCACCTGATACAAAGTATTTTCTAACAAAATCTTCTGCTACATCAAAATAATTATCAACATCATTTATAAAACTTGTGATAACATTTTTTCTATCATCTACACTACCTTTAGCAATAATTGCTTTTAAACCATTTACTTCTACGTTATAATTCATAATACACTTTTATTTTTTAATCTTCCCTTATATAAATGAAAAAAGGAAAACTGTTTATCAGTTTTCCTTATGACTTTTATGTATTGTTAATTTACTTACTCCACACAATTTCAGATACAATAAGTTCTAATTCTGTTTCAATTAGTGTATCACCTGTTTTCATATCTCTACCATTAGATTTAAATTCACAATTCAAAATTTTATCAACTACAACACCAGTACCATTTGGTTTTGCAAACATTACTGTTATGGTAAATGGTGGAATATCCAACAATGAACCTGTAGAAGAAGATTTTTGTAAAGCTAAAATTTCATCAATATGTAAAGTTATAGAAGCTGTTGCTTCATATGCACCGTAACCACGGTTAACAGGTTTTGAACCTGCACCACGGTTATCTACTTTTTCTTGTTTATCATTATACTTAATTGCACTGATACCATTTAATGGAACGTTTGCAATAGTACATACAATATCTGCCCATGAATATGTTAAACCATTAACTAACATTTATATTATACATTATTTTTTATTTTGTAAAGCCAATATTTACTTGTATTTCACGTGCAACACCCTGTGGAATTAGCTTTACAGTTAGTTCTAATTTTGAAGTACCTAATACATCTTGTTCAGGATTAATTAGAACTTCAAAATACGATAATTCACCATCAGCTTTCATTGCTTCTAATGCTTGTGTTGCAAGCACTTCAAAGTGTGCGATAGTAAGTGCTGATAATTTACCATCAGTTAATGTTAAAGGACTCATTAAATCAGGCAATAAAGCAGTTCTAAGTGCCATTATTGACTTGTTAAGAGTTCTTACATTTTCAAGTGTAGATAAATCAGATGTTGAAATATCTGATGTAAGGGAATCAACATAGAATGTACCAGCGTAACCAGTTTGTTTTTCAAGTAAAAGGAAACCTTTATCTTTTAAATCATTCTTTTGTGTAGTTGTGATATCTCTTACTAATTCACCAGTACATAATGCAGGTACTTCTAATTCAATACCGTTTGACATATTGAATTTTCTACGCCAACCCAAACATTCATTTACCTTAGCACGGCTAACAGCACCAAGTGAAGCACCTAAAGCACTTACTGATTTACCTGAACTTGTGCGTAATGCTTTACCAGCACCAGCACCATCTTCAGCTAATACCACTGTTACATAAGGTGCATTAGATTTAGCCGTTGGGATTGTAGCAGCTGTGAATGTTGAATATTCTGCAGCGTACAATACTGAAACAGGCTTATGTTCATTGAAAAGATTTGTTGCAATAGTGTTAAGTGTTGCAACTTGTGTTGTGGCATATACCAATGCATTAGCCAATACACCAACAACTTTGATTTCACCATCAGAAAAGTTTACCAGTTTAGTTACTTCACTGAAATCATAAGTTGTTGCAGGAACTGCATTAATACTAACGTATAATTTACCATCAGCATTAACACGGAAAAATTCTGATATTTGGTAATGGATTAAACCAAATGTGGTTGATGTAATACCTAATGCTTCTGCTTGTTTAGTAGAATAAATTGTTTTGATTCTATCATTAACAGAAAAACCACTTGGTAAAGTAGCACTGTAAAATACAACACCTGTTACACCGTCAACACTTGCTAACCTCCTACCTAAACCATTTGTAGACAACACAAATTTTATATCATTTGTAGGCATTTTTTATTTCATATATTTTTTATTTTAGTAAAAAAGCCAACCAACTAAAATCATTGGTTGGCTTTTGTTATAGAGTTGTTAAAAAAAAGGATTATACTACAGCGTCTTGTGCAATTACTACAACACCTTTGTTATCTTTTCTTAGTTTAGAGAAACCAGCCCATTGTTCAAAGCTGATTGCATCACCAAATAATTGTGGGTCTTGTTCTTTGAAGTATACATTTGTTGCACCCATTGCTTTAGCAACAAATGATGGATGCCATGCAATAGCAGCTACGTTATCAGTTGCTGTACCTGCATAATCTTTATCATAAGCCAATGCAACACCAGCACCATCAGTAGTTACTAAGTTGTTTCTTTTTAGAATTTTGAAACCTGCGATTTCTGGAACCTGACCATCTTTCATTGCCAATAGGTAGCCGTTAAAAGCGTTGTTTTGAACAGCTTCAACAGCAAGTAATTCATGGTACATATCAGAAGGAAGTGCTAAATATCTATCTGTAGATGGTACACCTTGTTTATCTAATATTTGTGCTGCTTTTCTAACATCCACCAGTGTAATAGCTTTTCTATTACCTGTTGCACCTTTGGCTAATGCAAAATCTGAACTTGAACCTGTGGTTCTAATTGTTGCTGAATCTTTTGCATATGCATATAGTGCATCCATTGCCAATACTTCAGCCATAAAATCATAACCTTCTTTGTACATACTCATTCTTTTATCATAATTGATTTGAAATACTTCAATTGATGGAATATGTACAGGGTCTGTTGTATACTGATTAGTTTTATAAATCAATTCATCGTCAGTACGTCTTTTTAAAGGTGCTGGAAAACTATTTCTGTTAACTTCAACCGACATAATATTACCAGCCTGTGGTACGTGAACAGACTTGTATTTAATGTATTCGCTATGGTCTGTTGTATATTGAAGAAATTCAACAGTTTCTGTAATACGTTCTTGGATGTCCTTAATCCAAATTTCTTTTTCTAATGCCATTCTTGTTAGCTTAATTTTTAATTTGTTTGCTAACCTTTATGTTTTGTTAGCTATCTATGTAAAGTGATAGCTGTTATTTGTTTATTTAGATATGGCATAAAAAAACCCTCCGAAAAGAGGGTTTATACAGCACTATGAAGGAAGACTATTATAAAAGTGCGCTGTTAGATAGAAGGCTTGTAACTTGAAGGATAAACACCATATTCTTCTTTATACATTTCATTAAAGATTTCTGGTGTTTCTGTTTTAATTCTTGCTACTTCTTTAGGGTTTGTCTTTTCTAATTGCCTTAAAGTCATATCAGGTTTAGCAGATTTACCAGCATTAACAACATTCATTATATCAACACTTGCTTTATTTGTTACAATAACATCAATAGCTTTTTTAGCACCATCAAAATCAATTTCTAAAAAGTTTAGCCATGTAGATTTAACATCTTCACCAAATTTACCAGCTTCAATTGCAGCATTAACAACTTGTGCTTTCAATGCTTCTTTTTCACCTTTAATTCTGGTATTCTCTTTTTCAATTAATGTATTATGTGCCTGTTTAACTTCTGCTAATTGCTTTAAAAGGTCTTCATTAACTTTAACTAAATCTTCTAATTGCTTTTTCATTTCTGTTAAATCAACTTCTTCTGGTTTAGCTTCTGGTGTTGCTTCTTCTTCTGGTTGTTCTTCTTCATTAACTACTTCTTCAACAACTTCTGGTGCTGTTTCAACTTCATTAATTACTTCAACAATTTGTTCAACATTATTTTCTAATTCATTATTAGTATCATTCATATCATCATTTTTAATTTTATTAAATACGTTTACTATTTCATCAATAGAAGAATTTTTAATATCAACACTTACTTTCTGTTTTGTTGGTAATACTTCATCTATGAAGCCTGCAGATAGTGATTCAATAGCCGTAAAATAATTATCACCTTTCATAAGCTTATTTAGGTAATTACGCTTTACGTTGGTTCTACCAGCAAATATTGAAATCAATGAAGCATTGTATTTATCTACTACATCTTGATTCTTAGGACCACTAACAGAATGAACCATAAAAATACCGTTCTCTGTCATTCTAACTTTCTTACCAGCCATAAGTATAACACCAGCCATTGAACCAGCTAAACCATATGCTGTTGTGTATACATTTAATGGTGATTCTAATATTGCGTCTAAAATATCATACCCATCTATTACTGAACCACCACCTGAATTAATTCTAACATCAACGCTAATAGGATTAAGATTTTCTAATTGTCTTAATTCTTTTGCAAATTCAGAACCAATAATATCTACACCAATAGTACCATCAATGTACATTGAAGCAGTATTTTTTAATTTATTTATATGTGTATATTTAAATTCCATCTATATATTTAAAGCATTATTTTTTATTTGTTTAAATCCAATAGCTTTGACCATCGAAACTAAATTCCGCTGAAGCAACATTATTAGCAGAAATACTAACATCACATACACCCGTACTTGTGTTAAGTGCAATTACAACTATTGCATGATAAGGGTTTAAACTTAAATCATGTACACGAAGAATTGCATTTCTTGTTGGTGTATAACTACCAGATAGGCGAAATGCAACGCCACTAAAATTAGCTGCTAATCTAATGTTACCCCTAAAAAAAACTTGTCCTCTTGCATCCCTTCTATACGCTAAATTCCAGTATGAAGAAGCGTTTGATAATGAAGCACCAGCATTATATGGTGTTATTTCAGTCCACCCTGAATTAAATGCAGCATCTAATTTACCAGCACTCAATGCATTAACACTATTTTGTAAATTTGTATCAGCGTTAGTACGGGCTGTAATTTCTGTGTTCAAATTGTTTTGTAGATTGGTAACAGCTGTTGCACGTGCTGATGATTCTGATGCTGTAATTAAATCTTTAAATACTTTATTTGGTGTTGGATTAAATGTAATATAACCACCAGATAATGGTACTGTTGTTTGTGCCATTGCCTGAACAGTAACATATTTATCTTTACTAAATCCATCCTTAAATAAACGTTGTTCTCTTTGTTCTACACCTGCTTTAACATATACTGGATATGTACCAGTATAACCACCAAAATACATTATCTGCTTATCTACAAATACTACACCTGATTGTATAGTTACATTACCACCACTAACGGATGTATTACATCCTTTTACTACCATTGCAGTATCTAACCCTTCAAGTATTGCACCTACTTCTTCACGTATTTCATTTTGGACTAATAGAAAATCTTCATTGTTAAAACCCACACCACCTGCAGGAAGTGAAGTAATTAATTTCTTATTCATTCATCGTTTCTTATTTTTTAATATGCTTGCATTTTATAAGTAGCACCAGCCAATTTATATTTCTTAACTGATGCTTCAATTTGCTTTTCAATAACAGATAATTCAGAAGGATACATTACAACAAAATCAAAATCAGATTCATATTCTAATTCATTGAATAGATATACAGGTTTAGCTTCAGCTTCATTAAAAAAATATACTGGTTGGTTTTCATCTTCATTATAAAAATAAATCTGTTCCATTTCTGATACTGAACCATCAATATATATTTGCTTAATCAATGAACCACCATTATGTAAATCATTTAGGGCTTTACTAAATAATAGTGTTTGTGCGTTCCACCTTGTTCTTCTTGTAACATCTTTATAATACACATCAGAAATCCAATTATTGAAAGTTTGAATTGGTATTATTAATGTATTTAGATATGCTACTATTTTAGGTTTTCTTTTAGGTGGTGGTAACAGTAACTGTATTAACTTTATAAAATTTAGTTTATTCATATATATCATTATGTTGTATAAATTTCATGCTTCATTACTCGAATGGATGCATGATAATTGTATCTTCTAATGTGTAACCTGTTGTAGATTCTGGTAGAACATAACCAGCAAAGGATTCATAGAACCTTTCTATTGTAGTAGCATTACCAATAGCATCTGTATCTATCCTACAAACCATATTGTGAACAACCACATCTTTCACCCCTATCACAGCCTGTATTGAATCCTGTAACCTACTAATGTATACAGTACCACTAAAATCTAATTCTTTGAAGTAATTGTTAATTGCAGCTATCACACCAGCCTTTACATCAGCTGGTAGATATGCAGCATCATAGTAAATTTCAACATTCACGGCTACACGGTCGGCATCCATAGTAGTAACAATAATTTTAGTACCCGCCATTTTGATTTGGCGTATGTAGGAACGTAAACCAGCAACTTCATCATCAGTAAGTTTTGTTAAGGAACCAGCTGAATCTTTTGCTACCTTCACTATCACAGTACGGTTTACATCATTCTCTTTAACTGCACACCTTGTAATAATCTTTTTGCTTTCATCAATGGTATTATATACCACCGTATCATTATTTACTACCAATGTAGAACCGTGTTGATACAGCAACACCATACGCTGTAGCCATTGTGGTGTGCCTATGTTGCTTTCATCAGCTATTTGTTCCAGCTTCTTTTTAAATAACTCCCATGATTGTTCATGTGCATTTATCATAACTGAAATTACATACATGAACAAACGGTATATACTTACCTTAGAAGTAGAGGTTAATTGTGTTAAATCTTGTTCACCAGATTTAACTTCCATCATTTGGTTTAAATTATCTTGTATTGAACGTGCCATTAATGGTTTATAATTTTTTATACACCTATATAAAGAGTATGGTTTATACCTGTTTATTTAAGTGTTATATTTAAACCTAATTGCACTTGTTGCTGGTTAGATTCATTTGGTGATATATAATCAACAAATGCACATCTATAGTTTAATTTAATTACATGAAGGTTTGTAAAATTATCATCAGGTGTAACACCTATTAATTCAAGTGGATGATAATTAACACCATCTGAATAACGATTCAAAGCAGTATCTACGGCTTCAGATAAATCAAATGATACGTCTTCTCCATTATATACTTCTTCTACAATGTGAACTGTTATATTGCATATTCCATAGGCTTTAGTTCTTTCTCTATGATTATATTCAACATCAGTTATTTCAACCAGTGCAGAAGGTAAATAAAGTATATCAGCACCTGATTCAACCATTAATGGTTGGTTATTAAATCTTCTAACATCCGTTATATTTGTTTCTATTAATATTCTGTTTTCAATGCTATCATATATTGCTTTCATTTAGAGTTAAAATATTTATTTAGTTCTTTAGTGATAATGCTTTTTACTTGCTTATTAAGCTTTTCAGATTCATAAAGCATTTCCCTTTTCGGTATATACTTTGTTCCAAACTGGTGATATTTTGCATAAGGAACTGTAATAGCTATAACAGTACGTTCAAACCTTTTTGATGTAATTTTCATGCTATTACGCATTGCATTAGTTTTAACTAATAGCTTCCTATTAACCTTATACTTTCTATCTTTCCACGGAATAAAACCACTTTTATCTGTTCCCTGCTTCTGATATTGAACCTTAAAAAACAGTAGTGAATGTTGACCTACTTTAGTAGTAATATCTTTTTTAAACTTTCTATTTAAATTGTTTAGTAGTCTGTGAAAACCAAATCTATCTTTTTGTATCATTAATATTTACCAACGTTTTTTAGTCATACCAGTATTTTCAGAATATTCACGTAGTAATTCAACCGTTTCATCTGGTAAATCTTGAAAGTATGAATGATATTCACCAAATATTTCTTCTGTTAAACCAGCATTAAATGAAAATTCTTTACCATATGATTCTTCATTTGGCTTTTGTGTAATACCAATTGCTTCAGCTTGTGCTTTCGTTAATTGCTTTACAGAACAACGGCAATTAAATCCATTTACTGGAAAGTGGGTACTCCACCACGGATGATTAACAGGTAAAATTGTGTTGTGCCAAATCCTATGTTCATCACGTACCCTATCATCATCACGTGTTATATATTGTAGATAAGGATAATCTTTTTCTTCTCTCTTTATCTTCTGCCAATAGCTAACCAATTTAGATTGTTCTACAGCTGTGTTGAATTCAGCTTTTAACCAATTCTTATTGTAATTCAAACTAATTTGTAAAGCTTCTTTTTCAAATTCTTCATAGCTTCTAAACTTATTACCCTTAGTCAATAAAGAAGCTATTTCTTTTTGCTGATGATGGGTTTTAAATATACTAAATACATGTATGTTCTTTTTTAATGATTGAATTACCTTCTTATCTGTTTTGTATTTAGTGATAAAATTGTTTTCAACTGCTTTATTCAAATGTCTAAATACAGTAGAAAATATATCATAATTTGGTAAATTAGAAACTTTACCTTTTGCATTCCAGATTGATTTGAACCAACCAGAAAGTAACGGTAAAAGCTTAGAAAAGAAATCATCATTTTCAGCATCTGTAGTATGTCCACTGTAAACCAAATAATCTTTTACAGTGGTTAAATAAAATTTTCAGTATCATCTTCTTCTTCAGATAAGTTACCACTATCTTTTGTTAGTGTAGTAGGTATTTCTTTTTTTGTTACTGGTATTCCAAAGTTATCTATGATATAATTTAAATCTACTTCATAACCATTTTTAGATAAACCAATTACCATATCAAATTTCTCTTTAACAGATACATATTCTGTTGTATCAAATTTGAATGAATAACCTTTAATTGGAAATCCTAATTTTTCTAATCTTGGTAAAAGTTCATCATTTATCACGAACTGTAAAAACTTCATATCTGATTCAATGATTTCTTCAAACATGTTTTCATGCACCGTTGCCTGTGATTTACTTGAACCGTTATCACTGGTCATAGTCTGACCAGCAACAGCTTTTGATACTTGTGCATCTATGTAATCCAAATACATTTTAAAAATATCACCACCACCTGACGGTGCATCTACAATTTCAACCTTATCTTCTTTATCAAAAATTCCCCAAGCTGCAGAACCCATGTTTTGCAACATGTTCACCATTTGCAAACGGGAATCTTCATTATATGAACCTGAATAACCTATTCTGGTAGGTATACCATAGATTTCAACATATTGTGCAAATGCTGATAGCGTCATTTGCTTGAATAGCAAAATCTTAGCAACGTTCTTCAAAATACCTAAATCTTTCTTCTCACCTACTGGAATTAACCATGTGTTAAAGGGTTCATCAGCATATGAAGTACCTACAACATCAAAAGCATTTTTAACTACAATACCTAACTCTGGTTTAACATGCCTTCTATCAATCAAAGTAATATCCTTAAACTTACCTTTGTCTATATCACCTAACTGGATAAGGCTATACCCATAATACATACTTTCTAATGAAAGCTTCATGAACTTATCAAACCACATTGTTTCAAATATCTTAGTAACCTTTTCATCTTCTTCACCAGCTTCATTTACTATTCTGAAAGGTTTACTAAGCACCTTCTTCATCCTGCTTTGTATTATAGAACTTAAATGTGCATCAGATACTATATTATTGTAAACTTCATATAGCTGCTTTCTTGATGGGTTAACAACTGATTGTGCTGATATTAATGCTTGTTTTAGAGTTGCTATATCCTGTTTACTAACAGTCATAGCCTGTTCATTAATGTTTTTATCTAATTTGGTTTGTTCTGGTTGGTTCTTTGATGCTGTTAGATTGGTTACAACATCTGTTATCTTATTAAATATATTCACTTCATAGGCTTATTTTTTGGGTTTAATCAAACCTGAATTTAGGGTTAGAACCCCATTGTAATTTGTTAGAAGATTCTGTTGGTAGTTGTGGTAGGTTTGGTACTATTGTACCTTTAGAACAACCTTTTAACCATTCAATAGCCTGATTATATCTTTCATATCTCATTTCTGGTATTTGACGTGGTGCAATACTTGTGTGTAAATGATATAAAGCAATATCAGTTGTATACATTATAATTTGCTGATTTCTTGCATCACCTTCAGCATTAAATATATCAGCAACATCAAATTTTGAACGTAAATATGATTGCACTTCTTCAACTGCTGCCATTACAACAGCATCCAAATTAATAGGCTTATTAACTAATATCTTATCTAAATTTTCAGCTTTGATTGCAACATCAAAATCACTTTGTAAAAGAAAAAACATTCATTTAAATTTATTTTATATACCTATTTAAAATGAATACCTTGTGTTTGTTTGCCTTGTACCAAGTTCATATAAAAAGCCTCTTTTACCTTTCTGGAATATATCAAATTCATATTGAAACAGTAGTGTAATTACATAATCAAATGCATCTGAACAGTGACCATATCTTTGCCAAACCAAACCAGTAGTTTTATCTTTAATTGTAGATTTATCTTTTCCTATATTTGTCTGCTTTTGAAAACTTAAATCTTCAATTAATTTTTTACATTTCTTACTAATCTTAATATCTAATCCTTCATAATTTGCTTCAAAGATATGATTAATAAACATTCCCCTTTGTTGCACTGCAGCGTTTACATTTGGGTTACGCATTACAGGGTTATAATCTTCTAATTCCTGTTTTATGATGGTGTAGTTGTTAAAACCAGCAACGTTTGTGCTATCCTGTTTTTTACCACTTGCATCACCAGTAACTGTAATACCAGCCCTATGTGCTGCATATCTTCTTTTAAATTCCTGACATATAGCAAGTGTATTATTATTAGGGTATTGTAATAACACTTCATCAATCACATGTAAAGTTTTTTCATCATCAGATAATTGTGATACTAAACATGTAGTGGTAGGTAAAACGTTAAAATCCCAAGAAAGGTAAAGGTGTTTTGCAGGGTCGTATGTACATTCATCAGGTGTTCTAATATGCTTATCTAAATCAAATTTTGAATAAAATAAACCTGTCTGGTCTGGTACTCCCCATTCATTTAGTGCATAAATTCTGTAAAATGCTGGTGATGTTTTTGCTTTCTTTTCTAATACCTTTTTTGATTGTTCATCTAAAAAAGCATTATCTAAAAACGTAGATTCAACAACGTCTGCATCAGGGTCTGTAACATCAAAGAATCTTTTCTTTAACCATAGGTCTTCAGAAACTGGATTAAAAGCTAAACATATCTGTTTATAATTATTGCTTCTATCTCTTAAACGTAAATCAAGTTGGTCAAAATCTGCTTCAGTAATATCAGAAGCTTCTTCAATCATTATACCCGTTACACCTTTGATAGATTTTAATTTTTCTACATCATCTAACCCTGCAAATAATATTTCATTTCCGTTAAACTTATCTTTAATTCTAAGTGGTTGTGTGAATGTTTCCACACGATAACCTAAACCCATGTTATTAATATGGGTTAATATATCCATGTAGCAAGATTCTTTTAGAGTAGAATATACAGCACGTACTACCAGAAAACGATGATTTTTTTCACCAAAAAATCTTAGCACTATTTTCATAAATAAGCCGTTACTTTTCCCTGATGAACCACCACCTTTACAAACCAAATAACGCTTCTTACTTTTTAATACTCTATCTATTACCCATTGATTACATTTTACTGTAATTTGCTTTACTTTGCCCATTTATAATATCTTCCATTTGCTATTATAAAGGGCTTCATTTATTGCTGTTTATAAATGAAGAAGGTGCTTATTCAGCACCTTCTTCATCAACTTCTTCTGGTTCATCTTTATCATCAAAAGGATTTTCATGTGGTTTATAACCCTTAATAACTATTCTTACTGTTTTTAAATGTTCTGGTATTACATCATTCTTTTCAGATTTCTTTTTAGCTGCATAAGGCATTAAATCATTAACAATAATTTTAGTTTTTTCCTTATCAGTAAATTCATTACCAGCTAATGCTTTCTTTATTATAGGTAAATTCTTTTCTACTAAATCACCAATTACATCTTCTATCTTTTTCTTTTGGGCTTTTGCGCCATGTGGGCGACCTGCTTTTTTTAATCCATCATCCATTTATTTTTAATTTCTTTTTATATATTCATTTAATACTGTTTGTTGCATTATATCATCAGATGATTGTTCTAATAAATACTTTTCTAATTGTTCATCAGATAATGTTGTAATTTCTTTAGCTATATCTTTAGTAATTTTCTTATCAGCTAATTCAATTTTTAATTCAACTATTTCTGCTTTCAATACTTGCTTTTCTATTTCATATTCTGGTTTAACAACAAAAGCATCTACTAACAGATATAATATAGTTGCAACATAAAAACCCCAAGAAAATTTTATCATCTTAATTCAAATTATTTTTTATATCATGTTCCATCAGTTTCTTTACTTCCTGTCGTGCTGTAAACATTCTATTTCTAACAACATTAAAAGATATTCCTAATATTCTGGACATATCTTTATAGCTTTTGTTATCCCAATAGTGAAGAAATAAAGGTTCTTTCAAAGTATCAGGTAATAGATTCATGTACTTCAACATAGTTTCTTTTTGTCTATCTTCTAATCTTTCTCTTTTTATCCTTTCATTGTATTCTTCATGCTTTACCATGAAATCAGAATCTTTATCTTCAATGGTGGATGTAGATATATATTCTGTTTGCCAATCATTCTCAGACCACAACGGTTTATTCTTTTCATAATAATCTTTGTGCTTACGTTGGTGTTCCATATAATTATTATCTAATGCCCTATAAAAGTATCCTTTGTAATCAGATGGATATGTAAAATCACCACCTTTTTTTATTATCGTATTAAAACATTTCATAATTGTATCATGGAAAAAATCATCAAAATCATTTGTAAGATTTGATTTGTTTCTAAATTTTACATGATATATCATATCCATTTTAATATCCTTATCTGCAGCTACAATCATTATAAATTCATCTGCTAATTGTTTATTGGTTTTCAATCATTTTAAATTATTTTTTATATGGTTTCCTTTTTTCAACAGCACCAGCTAATGATTTAATCAAACCACGTACTATTGATAATATCACACCTACACCAATCACTTTAAGAAAAAATATAAACCCAAAGTATATTATTATTAAAGCCTGTAGTGTGATTAGTATTCCTACTAATATTTGTTTTTGTTCTTCCATTACATTCATTTATTTTTTATAGCTGCCACCAGCTTTTTTTTCTCTCATTATATTCTTTACCACCTACATAGTATTGTGATTCAAAAATTGGTTTAGGTGTTTTTGGTTTTGTGTTTTCAATATAAAGTTTCTTCAAACACTCCATTCTTTTGTTCACCATAGCTTTATATATAGCTATATCATCTATATCTGTTAGTGTTGCTAACGTTTCTTCTCTCTCCTGTTTTAGCTTATTTGTTGCAGCTAAAATATATGGTGGTAAAGTATAGTATGGTTTTAATTTGGTGTAGTGTAAAGCATATCTATCACCATTATCACCATATTTACCACCTTTACCATAATTTTTTATTTCACCATTACATAGTTCAGCTGCAGTACACCAGCCAACCAATACAACAGTTTCATTTTCTAAATTCACATTAGCTTTTACATAATACTTTGCTAATTGTCCTTTATCTTTCTTATAGCAATTTTCAACTAAATATAAATCTGTTGTATTATCTAATTTATTAGTCCATGTTGATTTAATATCTACACCACCAGTAAAGTCACTGTTACCATCACCAAAAGAAAGTAATTCCACATTTGGGTTTAATCCTGCTTTTAATGCATATGCTATTTCACCAATCAACCCTTTGTGAAAACTTTTATAATGCCTGAAATCCCAATTTGGTTTTGGTGTTGTTAAATAACTTTTATCATTATCATTCTCATCAAACTCTTTGTAACCTACTGTACCCTCTTTTGCTAATATCATATCTGTACCAGCATATTGTGCTAACCTTATCCACCCTTTTACATCTACTGTAACCATTGTAGAAGGATTGTAAATAAATTTTTCCATTTTCCATAATTCATTATTTTTTAGTGATTGATATAATGTATATATCAAGTTCAAAAAATGGAAAATTGATTTTTTACCCTTTTTGAAAATATATTTTTAGAATTTCAAAACTTTTTTCATGTGGCATATAAAAGCCATATGAAAAAAGAAATATGGAAAGATATTACAGGGTATTCGGGAGATTATCAAATATCAAATACTGGTAAGGTTAGAAGTTTAAAGCGTAAAGGTATTATTATACTGTCACCAAGATTAGATGATGATGGTTATTATTGTATTGGTTTAAGAAATAGTAATCAACAAAAATTTAAAAAAGTACATAGATTAGTTGCAGAAACTTTTATTGATAATCCTGAAAATAAAAAGTGTGTTGACCACATCAACAATATTAGAACAGATAACAGAACTGAAAATTTAAGATGGGTAACAATTAGAGAAAATAACCAAAATAGAAAGCATAATAAAGAAGGTAAAACAACTTCAAAATATTCTGGTGTATGTTACAAGAAAGCCAATAGTAACTATGTAGCAACCATACAAACAAATGGAAAAAATAAACACATTGGAAGTTTCAAGACAGAAGAAGAAGCTGCAGAAGCGTATGATAAAGCGTTAATTGAATTAGGATTAGCACCAGTAAACAATATTAAAAAAGATATTTAAATTGGTATGAATAACGCTAAATCATACCAGATTACATACAAAGGAAAATGGCTTTCAATTAACGGTGCTTATAACTCTAATAGGTTTACCAGAACCAAAGTAAAGAACGAATACAAAGATATATTCAAACCATTAATTGCTGCATTAGAAATACCTGAACAGATACAACAGTATACATTAAAGGTTGATTACAATTCTAAATTAGATGCTATAAACGTTGCAGCAGCTTTAAAAATATTTGAAGATTGTTTAAAAGAAATGGGTGTTATAATCAACGATGATAAGCGTTATAATTTGGGTGTTAGCATTACACCAAATTCATCACTAAAACATAATTCCTATGTGGTGGTGATTGAAATAAAAAATAAAAACGATGAATGAAAATTTTAATTAAACGCTTCCTATATGAAGACCGACAAACATTAGGTTCTTTAAAAGTGGTGGATGAACACAACAAAATAATTTTTGATTGTGTGACCTTAGAATTACCTGATTTGAATAATCAGAAAAAGATTAGCTGTATCCCTGCAGGGAAATATGAAGTGAAAAAAAGGAAGTCACAAAAGTTTGGTGAACATTTTCATCTTCTAAGTGTACCAAACCGTTCCTACATTTTGATTCACTCAGGAAATTTCCACACACAAATTTTAGGGTGCCTGTTAGTTGGGGATAGGCATGTTGATTTAAACGGTGACAAGTATAAGGACGTGACCAGCAGCAAAGCCACTATGAAGAAGCTGTTAGATATTTTACCAGAACAGTTTGAACTTACAATTTCTTAG